TGCTCCAATAAAATGAGTCGTAGTTAGGAATTACCGACTTTGCGATTTCCTCTTTCGTCTCGTACCTGCTGAGTGCATGCATGAGACTGTGTGCGCTACCGCATACTTCGGCCCACGCCTGATCTGCATCTTCCAAGGCATATCGCGCTGCTTTTTTTGGTGTCACATATATAAAGTCCACGCCACGGTTGCCTGATGCGCGACTGTATATGCTGCCCTGCCGCCGATGGGCTGCGCTAATTGCGCTGGGTAGTCTTGTTGTAGTCTTTAAGTCTACGATAGTGTCTTCGAACTCAAAGTCGGTGAACCCGATGACTGGCACAGGTATGCCAGGTATCTCTACTTCGATGCGGCGTTGATAAGCATCAACGATTGGCGGTTTGCCTTCAAATAAATCTATGTATTGGTTAACCATTGAGGGGACGTTTGCCGCTTCTTTTTCCCGCGCTTCACCATCAAAGCCGAGAGCGGTTGCTTTGTTAAACTGATCAAGCGCTTCTTGCGCTGGGTCGTCAAACTCAGACCTATGATGAAAGATGTCACACCCATGCTCGACAGCCTTGCCTCGCTCCATTGCACAGTTGGAAGGGTCGTATATTTTATAAAGATAACGCAGCACCCACAGCGCGGGTTCTTGTCTGGCAAGCTCCAAGTTACTGTGGCTGAGATGCTTGATGCCAAAACGTTTAAAGGGATTATCCGACATCTTCGTCTGTCCGATCCTCGCCGCCGTAGGTAAGGTTGTACCTGCGCATGCGTTCTTCACGGTTCCAAAACCATGCTGGCAAAGTGTCGTAGAAATTTGATAGGTGGTAGCACCACTCTCGGTAAGTCATTTCAATAATCCCAGTTGTCGGAAGATGTTCTCAACAGTCTCTTCGCGCATCACGTACAGCCGCTCGTTGCGGTCTTCTCTAATGACCAGCATGTCAGCGTTATCTTGCGCCAAACTGTCGTATAAAAATTTGTAACCACGCTTTTTGCGCTTGCACTCAACTGTAAACCCTGCCAGCAGCAGATCACCTGCGTAGTCGTCACCAAGCTGGTGTTTATAAGCACCACTGCCGAACACTCTGCTGCACTCCAGCCCCAGCTTCTGCCAGTGCAGCACGGTTTCCCGTTCTAGTTCATAGCCTCTCGCCTTGTTTCTATTTCCCATGCAGCACCATCGCTATGAGGTCACGGGCGGTCACATGGCGGTCTGTGGCTTCTTCTATGGCAAGTGTGTTTTCGACACTTGGTCGCCGTAAACCTCGGCACCAATACATCACTGCGTTTCGTGTTACGCCGAGAGTGTCAGCAAACTCGGAGTAGCTAATGTTTCTGTTCTCTAAATAGGTATCTAGTCTCATGTGGCCTCTATAAACGTGGACGGCCCCCCAGCATGGTGGAACCAAGGAGCCGCCCAATAGTAGGGATGAACACAACCTGTGCTCACCATTTACATAACAAATTGTTATTTTATTTTATATGAATATATCTCTATACTTATCGTGTCGAAACATGTGCAAAGGGTGTATAAGTGACAAGAATTAAAGAAGTCAGAAAAGAAAATGATGAGAGTGCAGCACAGCTTGCACGGGCGCTCGGTGTCGAGGCGCAACGTTTTAGACGCTGGGACCGCGGCGAGGTGACCATACCCACGCACTTTGCCAACAGAATAGCGCAGCGCTATGGGGTTGCTCTGGCGTACATTCTCGGCGAAAGCGACGACAAAGGGCCAACACGGCAGGTCGGTGAAATACCTGTGTTTGGTCACACAACTGAAAACAATGAGGTTAGCCTAACGCAAGGCCCAATTTCTTGGATTTCTGCGCCTGTTGATGCGCCAAAAATTGACAACGCTTACGCCGTGCAGGTCAGCAACGATTCTATGGAACCACGTTTTTGGGCTGGTGAGACTGTTATCGCGCAGCCTTTGCGACCAGCACGTTTAAACGACTACATTGTGTTGCACATAAAGGCAGGTGAGGAAACGGAGGCACGCCTTGTGCAGTTGCTGCACAGAACAGACGAGCGCCTGACAGTGCAGAACTACAAACCTGGCAACAGCTATGATGTAAACAATGATGATGTGATAGCAGCACACTACATTATGCAAATAATCATGTTATAGCGTGTCAAATCGTGTATAAAAAATGTTGACAAGTGATGAAAAACATCACAAATAAAAACAAGAAAGGAAGGTACATATGAGTGGAGTGATTAAATTAGAATTAGATGGCATAGCAAAAGAGGAAAAATTAAAACAAGCAGCTTTCAAAAAAAAGCAGAAAATGGAAAGACGCAAAGAATTGTTGGTTGATTTTTCGAGTTTAGATAGATTTAGAGATTTGCATAAAAGTGATCACCTCGAAGTTTTCGGTTTAATGCGCAAAGAGCGGTGGAGATTACACTCTGCTGCACTAAAGCATAATCTTGAGGTTACGCGCAGGCGAACTATTGCTACACCAAATCGCACGATGAAATTTGCCAGCAGCAACCCGTCACACCTGACGCTGTTTAGGTTGATAGTATGTATGTGGGCTGAAGGTGATTTGATAGAAACCAATGAACTTTACGTCAGGGCGCAAGATTTCAATTACGGAAAATCGACCGTCAATAATTTTTTGGCAGATTGTTTGAATGAAAAAATTTTGGTACGCATACGGAAGGGGGTTTTCGAAATGCCCGAAGACGTAATTGAAGATCACTGGGAAAACTTGCTGTGTCTTATATTTGACAAAACAACCTATGAGTTTGTAACACAAATGAATAGAGTGTACACCATGTTGAAATTTGCAAGCGAAAGAAAAAATTCTGAATTTAGAAAAGCGCCAGATACTTTTGCAGAAAAAACTTATAATTTGTTTGCGTCTGGTGATAACAGTTAATTCAATAATATGTGGCAGATTCAGCAAAAAAACGCATTATAAAAAACAAAAAAATACAAAAAGCGTTACGAAAAAACGGCAGAAAAACAACACTGTCGTTTTTTTTTTGACCTGTTTACACGTTTAATTAGTGCAAATAATTGGAAGTCAACTTTATAAATTTTGCACTACCATAAGTCACTCTTTGTAGTTCTCTTTTTATTAGCAGATATTGCACACTGTTTGCCTGTTGATTGAAAGGAAATACACATGTTCTTCACTAAAACACACGCCGAACCTGCGCTGTTAAACACTTCACAGGCAACACAAGAAATCTACGGCGAGGATACACGCATTCTTCGCCAAAGACTTTTACGATTGCTTACGGACGGCAGTCTTGATCCCATCGCACAGGCGCACAATGTGCAAATATTAAAAATCAATAACCGTTTTCACATACCGAGAGTTGTCGTTAAGGCACTGAGAGGTGAAATATGACCGAACCTTGCCCCACCTGTCACGGTAACGGCTATGTTGGCGAAGGTCTTAACGTAGTAAGCTGTCCCAGTTGTGACTGCGAAGGCGTAGTAGAGGCGCGACCACGCGCAACCATACTTGATGAGGCCAAGCAGCTAATTTGCCACGACCGAGCAAAACAGCACGGAGATGCTGGTGCCAACTTAACCAAGATCGCACATTACTGGGGCGAGTTTTTGAATCTTGCGATTAGCAGCAGCGAGGCCGCAAAGATGATGGCACTTTTAAAAATCGCGAGAGATCACAGCAATCCAAGCAACGATGATAATATTCTCGATGCTATCGGATACCTTGCGCTTGCACATGAACAAAAGCGAGAAGGCAAATGAAATGCACAAATACGCCGATGACCATAGTCAACGTCAAATATCACCAATTGAGTTGTCCATCATACCGTGGCGAGTCATTGCTGTTAAAAAAGCGCCGCGGGATCATTGGGAGATTACGGAGCAATGCCCGTATCAAGACTGCGCTGATCCACTCAAAGCGGTCTATCAAGCGAGTGTGGAAGGCACTCTTATAGTAGCAACCAAAAGAATAGATTATCGCCACTATGAACTTGTCTGCCGTGTGCCTGGACAACCTTGGGAAGACCTCGAAATACACTAAAGTAAATAGGTCACACACAGTTTTGTGACGGCTGCGGAAAGAAAACAAAAAAACACTAAACAGGTCGCAAAAACACTAGTTCAAAATGTGTTGTAGACAGTGTAAATAATGTCTGTATGATGCAAAAATCGGCTAAGTGTTTAGACGTAAAAACAAAACAAGGTTGCCTTTTAATCAATAGGTCCAGGGTTCGAATCCCTGCCGACTCACCAACGAAAAGGCAAACAAAACATATACTTAGCCGCTATCTGAAAGGATGGCGGCTTTTGTTTTTGCAGCGGTTTTTTTACGTTTATGATGCTTAACGATACATACGTGGCATACTTGTGACCGATTTAGTTATGTGTTATGTTCACTGTATATCATGTTTGTGATGTTAACTGACCTAATTAAAAGTGAATATTAGGTCAAAGGAAAGGAAAAACCCATGCGACCTGTTTATAATATACCTCTGTTTGAGCAATCAGCTAAAGAATGGTTGCGCCTTAAACAAAAGTCAGAAGCCGAAGGCGACATAGGCGACAAGCATCTTTCGTGCATACAAATGCACATCGAATTGTTTTTAAAATTAAAAACCCAGAACGGCGTTATCGCAAAGCAAAAGACAGACAATTTAAAGTACGATGATTGGGAAAAGGTTATTGTACCTGCGCTGTCGGTTGGGCGGAAAAGGCAGACAGGCCGTTCCTACCTGACTACATTGAGGTCGTTTTGCAAGTGGTGCTGCGCAAAGGAGTACATGCGTAATAACTTAGCAAAGCAGTTCGTCATTCCTTTGGGAGAAGAAGTCTACGAGTCGCGTGACTTGCGAGTAATCACACCGCAAGAGATCAAAGAGGTTATTAACCACGCAAAAGGCGCATACAAGTTAAGAATATCTTTCGCGGCT